TTATTCTCCCATATTCTATAATATGCTTCAGCATTTAAATGAGATGTTTGGAACATTTTTTTCTCTGTAAATTTTAAATCTACAGATCTTATACCTGAATGTGTATCTATAAATTTATCCATCTCTTTGAGTTCTTTTCGTCTTTCACCCATTAATCTACCATATTCTTCTACTTCTAAATCTAATTCTTCGTTTAGTGATTTTACTCGAATGTCTAGAAATTTACCTATTGTATTTACAAGTTTAGTTCCTAAATCAAATAATTTCTGTGGGTTACTTAAATCAGGCAGACTAAAGGATGTAGCACTTGTAATATAAACACCTTGAGGATTAATAGTTCCTGGAGCAGTAAGACTACCCCCACCAGCTCCAATAGTAGCTCCTCCTGTAGTTCCGTATGAGCCTAATGGAGCTGTACCAGGAGCTGATCCAAATGAAACACCTACATCCCATGATGCTATAGCTAACGTACCAAGCATACTAAGTATCATGGCAAGTTCTTGATTATCTCCTGCTATTTCTGTGATAATCAGTTGGAGAATATACTGAGCAGCCATTTTGATGAGCATGGTTCCTATGTTATTTAAAAAGTACCCCCACATCAGAGAAAGAGTTGCACTTAGGGTTGCAGCAGCAGCTAATTCTGCAAATGCAGCAGTCATAGCAGCCCATCCAGCTTCTATCATTGGCCATGCAACTATAACTATAACTACAATGATAATAATCATTACCAGAGCTGTAAGAAAACTCATGCCTTCATGCACAATTTTTTCATAATGAGCTATGTATATCGATGCATGGCATCCTGCTAGAAATAGCTTGCTAACTTTATCATTGGATAAGTCTTTGATAAAATTATGAATAAATGGAACCATTAAATCGGCTTTATTTCCTAAATTAAATTTAACTACTCTAAAATGCCCACTAGATCCATCAACAACTCTACAAGAAGCAATTGGAGCAACTACAGTGTAGGCATCTAATCCTGAGGGCTTAACACAATAGTAAGTAATTGATTGTCCTACAGTTGTCTCTTCTGAAGCTGATTCAACTAGTCGTAGTACACCTGAACCATTATTTTCATAAACTAAATCAGGAGTTAAATATTTTAAATCAGCAGTAGAACCACCTGCTTCTTGTAACACAGGACTAGGATTATTATAAGAAAGGCGGGTAGTTACTTGTAACCAATTAGTAGCTTCTCCACTAGTAGTACCTGGATTAGGCACACCACTGCCATCTAAAAAGTCTTGTACTTCATCCAGATCATCTGCTTTATAACCTACGTTGTAGGTCCCTTTTCCGGAAGAAACGTAATAATTCCATATTAAAATATCATCAGCATCGAATTTAGACATATCTGAATAATATATGCCATTTTCAACACTTCCACTATCTGCATCAATAGCAGCTAAGCTAGTGTGTTCGAATGTAATGTATGACCATTGATACGCTAATTTATTATCATCTGTTGTACTTAATATATTATTCTGCGGTTTATCATCTCCAACTGGAGAATCGTTATAAGTACCTTGCGTAACACCTTGTGAAGGATATAAATTTTCAAACATAGTAAATAAATATGACATTCCTGCTTGAGAGGTATCCCACATACGCACACCAAAATTTACATAAATATGGTCTAAATCTCCTGGGTCTGTAGCTGATTCAGTTAAAATTGTGTCAAGAACTTGTTCAGCATCTAAATGAATTTTAGCTAATATATCCTCAATTTGAGTTTTTTTAGTTGCTCCAAAAGTAGTGTAATTAGCATTACTTAATCTTAATGGAACACAAGGAAGTGCTTCAATAGCAGTACCATCTATATCAATAGGTTCTTCTACAGTATCTAAATCCGTGTATACTCCAGTACCTACTTTATAGATAAATAAGTAATATCTAGAAGGAGCGCTATCTCTATAATAAGTAGAAACGTAATGTAATTCAGTAGGTTTAGTGGGTGCTGTGTATGGAAGGGTTATAGTTACTCCTGCAGCATTATATGCTTGAATTGTGTAAGTGTCTGGAATCGCATTATAAACAATTGTATTAAGATTAATCTCCCAGCGCATATCAACTAATACGTCATCTGACGTAACAGTTTCGCTAGTTATATCAATATCATAATGATTAACAGAGGGAGTTACAGTAACTGTATCTACAGCAGGAGTTGCTGGGGAGGTAGTAACTTCACGGTATTCTGTGCCTAATGCGTTAGCTCCTATATCATATCCTTTATTTTCCTGAAGCCAATATTTAACCCAGTCAACTTTTGATAATGCTCTTAAAAAAGAACCTTCAGGCGTACATGGAACACCATTGAGAGTATTTAATGCAGCTGTTAATTCAGTGTAGTCTATAGTTAAAATATAAGATTCTACAGTAGGAAAATTTTCAAAATAAGTCCCATTATCAATAAAATCCATGAACTCTTTAACATTTCCTTTAAGACTACGAAATGCAAGATGATAAATTAAATTACTAGCAATATCTTGTTCGCTATGAATAGATTGAAGAATTGAATTTAGGAGGGGATTTTTCTTATCTACATCTTCAAACAGAGGAACATTATGAACTTCATAATATTCAATAATTTGGGTACTTCCGCTATCCCAGCCGAGGAGTACCATGATCAGCTGCACAACCATCTCAACTACTTGTACAACAGCTTCAACTATAAAGACAATAACATCTACTATAGCTGAGAAAATATCGGCAATAAAACTCATTAAACGCCTCCTATTAAGTAGGTTCGGCGTTGGCTATTTGGGTGTTAATATTACCTGTGCCTGTTTCATTAATAGAAGTTACACCTGTAGCTGCTACTCCTGCCGTAGAAATATTAATGCTCCAAGCATCTAGTAAAGTTTTAAGATATTTCTGATCCGCATTCCATTGAAAACCTTTAGCCTGTTCAGTAGCTAGATTATTTGATTTGCCTATTACACTAGTAGCAGTTGGGGCTACTTTAGTTGATTGTTCTGTTTGCGCAAACTCAGTAACCTCTTTTTGAAATAACAGAGATTCTTCAGCATTGCCTTTTTGAACTCCTACTGTAAAAGCCACAGCTTGTTGTACAGTAGCTTGCAGTGCTGTTAAATATACTGTTGCGTAATCACTACCAGTAATTCGACCTAGATTAAACTGCGCAGCCATATGAGCATTAACAGTTTCCATCATATCATCAAATATACCGGTACCTGTTACTACATTATCGGCATCTGTAGTAACACCAGCAGTTAAATTACCAATAGAAATAGCCATTAATTATCCCTCGAATTGAAACCTGCAGCTTGCTGAGATGCAGCAAGTTTTTTCATTTCATCTCCAGTAAGAGGAGGCAAGATTCGTACGTTAAATTTCTTGGTTATATATGGTTCTAATTCCTTATCACCATTAGGTCGAGTAACAGTTCTAAACTGTTGCATTTCAGCAGCTTCAATCTGGTTAAGAATAATCTGCGGAACATGCCAACCTTCTTCATTATTAAACGGTACAAACTTTTTAATCATGCGTCCATTATTGATTCCAGAAGCACCTACAGTAAAAATAAGTCCTGGATACTGAGTCATACCAGGATCATTAGGAATAACAACTACACGAGTAAGACGCATAGCTTTTTTTTCCGGAGTATCAGCTTTATTGTCAGCTATATGTTTTGCTGCTGCTGCATTAGCGGCTTCAGAACCTCCAGGTATTTTACCATGCTTATCATAATAGGCAGTGAGTTCCTCATTACTCATTTTAGACGGAGTAGCGTTATTAGAGTCTTCTTTATACTCTTTAGTTCTAACTTCAGCTAGAGTAGAAGCAAGCTTCTTTGTCCCAGTTTTATGGTGTAATGTAACTCCATTATCTGCTAATTCTTGTCGAATTTCGTCATCTGTCATCCCATTAATGGGAGCTGCCAATGTAGTGTCTTCCATACTTCCTCCGAATTATAATTTAAAAGAGTGTCCCCCTCCCGCTACTCTGCGAGTAGCGGTCGGAGGGACGGTCAAACAATGTTAACTTACTGCTGTTAAGGCAGTCCAGATAATACCAAGACGTTCTGGACGGAGTGCCATAAAACCGTAATACCATTTGATGGAGTAGAACCCTACCTCACCATATGGATCTTCTAAAGCAGCAATTTCTTTACCAGGTTTCTTATGGATTACTGAAAACTTAACGCTCTTACCATCAGTTTGAAAACCAATAGTAGTAAACGCGCCGTCTCCAACAACCAACATTGGATAGATATCAGCACCATTTGCACCGGTACCTGGGGTATCAGCACCAGCTGCACCACCACCTGCGTCATACTGCATTTCTGGAACTACAACGATGCGGAACTGATCAACAGTACCAATTTCGCCATTAACAACATTACCAGCATCAGCATACTTTTCAACAGATACAAAAGCAGGCTGGCTATGTAAATCTTGCATAGCTCTTAAAACTGGAATTAGAGCAGAACCTACATACATAATACGACCACCATTGATGGTTTTAGTATCAATCATACGAGAACCAGCAATAATCTTTGTTCCTCTAGGAGTTTTATTATCATCCAGAGCAATAGAAAGATTCATAAGGTCCGTATAAGTAACAACTTCATCAACAGCTAATTTATTAGTTGAAGTTTCCCCAGTGGCAGCAGACATGAAATATGCAGTACCATTTGAGGTTGCATTAGTAATCAAATCAGCCTGAAGCTCAGCTTCAGTCAATTCATTAGCACCTACAAGAGCTTCCTCAACAATATGGGATAGCAATTCTGAATCTGAATCGAAATCCATTGATTCTTGAGTGTACTC